GCGGAATACGATATGAGCCAACAAATAGCGGATCTAACGATTAATTTGGGGGCTGAAACAGCCGATTTTAAAGAGCAAATGGGGCGAGTTGAACGTCAGCTCCAAGAAACCGCAGAAAAAGCCGAAGCCAGTCAACGACGTATGGCTCAACTGGTTGAACAACAAGCGCAAACTGCTCGCAGTTCAGCAGAGAGTACTGCGCAGTCTCTTCAAGAACTTAACAATCAACGAGAAATTTCTCAACAACAACGGGCTGATTATTATCAGCGGATCGCACAGGAAGAGGCGCGCTCAGCTATTGAATCACGCAAACAAGCTGATGCTTTTTTAGAGCAAGCTCAAAGTGTTGGGCAAACGAGAGATGCACTTGAACAACTCACAGCGGTTTTAAATAAATCAACAAAGGCTTATAACAAGCTAAAAATTACAGGTGAGCAGTTCGCTGAAATTCAGAATGTCACTAAATCAAGAATAAAGGCGATACAAGATCAACAAGATGCAAATACTGAAAAATATTTTAAGCAGATTGAAGCAGTTAAAGGACTTTCTGGAGGAACGTCGGCATTAAGAACCATTCAAGCTCAGCTTAATCAAGAGGTAAAAAAGGGCACTATCCATCAACAAGACTATCGGACACTGATTTCTGCCATTACCTCAGAGTCAATGAAGTTGCGCCGAGAAGAAGAGTCTCTAACGCAACAAAAAACGCGATTTATTCAGCGACTAAAAGAGCAAGTTGCTACTCAAAACTTAAGTCGTGAACAGATGTTGCGTTATCAAGCGTCTCAGTTAGGTGTCAGCTCTTCAGCAGAAATTTATATTCGTCGATTATCTGAATCGAGCAAAGAAACCAAAGAGTTTGATAAAAATATCAAGTCATTAGCTGGTCGTCTTCAGGGTATTGCCAACTCATTTAATATGGGCTCACTGGTTCGCGGTGGTATCTGGGGAGGAATTACGGCAGGTTTAACAGGCGTTGCAAAGCTAGCCTATGATGCAGAAAGAGAATTTTCTCAGTTTAATAAACAACTGATTTTAACCGGTAACTACGCCAATAAATCTGCGAGCCAATTAAACGAAATGGCGCGAACCCTAGCGGGTGGCGGGATTACGCGTGGTGAAATGGCATTATCCATTTCAAGTGTCGTCGGTACTGGCGTATTTTCGAATAATGAGATTTCTCGTGTTTCAAAAGCGGCCGCACAGATGAATTACATCACAGGCCAGGCGATTGATACCACTATTGATCAGTTTAAACGTCTGCAAGATGAACCGCTTCAAATGTCGCTTGAATTAGAAAAAGCGAATCATCACCTCACTGCATCCCAATTAGAACAAATTCGAACACTTGAATTACAAGGTAATAAAACCGAAGCAGCTAAGCTGGCGATTGATGCTTATGCACAATCTATTAATGACGGTGCTAATGATATATCTGATAGCCTAGGTTTTCTTGAATCAGCATGGATTAATATTCAACGGGAGGCAAAAAAAGCTTGGGACGCAATGCTTGATATAGGAAGAGATAAAGGGGTTACAGAGAAACTAACCACTTATAAAGAACAACTATATCAACTGCAACTTCACGGAATGGAAAATAGCTATGAAGGGAGAGAATTACAAAAAGTAATTAAAGAGCTGGAAAATAAGAAATACGAACAAGATCTTAAAAATGCACAGGCTCAAGCGGTTAAAGATAGTGAACAATTCAAGGTTAATCAGATTAGAAACCAAGAAAAATGGAAAAGCTATTTCAGTTGGGAGACTCAGCGGTTACAAAAACTAGCAGAATTAGAACAGGATAAGCATAGCCTAACTCAAAAACAGTACGAAGAAGCAAAAGCGATGATTAATTTTCGTTTAAGAGATCGCCAGATGCCGGGGACTGGGAAAGGTAAAGGATATGTGGCACCCACAGGTAATCGAGAAGAAGAAAAAGCTTCTCGTGATTTACTTGCATTGCAAGCCCAGTTAGAAATGCTTAAAAAGCATCAAAATGCTAATGATGTTATTAGCCAACAACGCAAGGATTTTCAAAAAGAGCAGGCACAATTTGCAATTTTAGAACAAGCGCAATTGACACGCCGATTAACTAACGCCGAAAAATCTTTATTATCAAATAAAGAAAATATTCTTGCTCAAAAGGAAAAACTTGCGTTAGTGGGTGATGAAGTCGCCTTACAAGAGCGCTTAAATAAGATGCAAGATCAGACTGATAAATACATTGCTCAACAATCGGAAAAGCGTAAAGCGATTGAAGAAAGCATGGGTAAATCAGCAAGGGAACAACAACGTTATTTAGAGCGCGCTCAACTTCTTGCAGGACAACAAGAGAACCCACAGCTAAATAATATGTTAGCTGAGCAACAGAAAACATGGGAAGTTGAAGATCAAAAACGAGCCAATTGGCTAAAAGGAGCTGAAACAGCTTGGGGTAACTATAAAGACACGGCTCTTGATGTTAATACTCAAGTACAAAATGCTACCTCTATGGTGCTTAATGGATTTAGTAGCCAATTAACTAATGTACTGGTTGATGGTGAAGCCAACTTCAAAGACTTTACGAAATCGATTCTTAAGATGCTAACGGATATTTTAATTAAAATGTCATTAGTTAAAGGAATAGAGGCGATGGGCTTTGGTTTTGGCGCTCCAGTCGCGAATGCTAACGGTGGTGTTTACAACTCAGCCAGCCTAAGTGCTTACAGTGGACAGATTGTTCATAAACCTACCATGTTTGCGTTTGCAAAAGGTGCAGGGTTGATGGGAGAGGCTGGGCCAGAAGGCATTTTCCCTTTGCGCCGTGGTGCTGATGGGAAGCTGGGTGTTATTGCAAAAATACCCAATCAGGGAGGAGGCGTTACCCAGCATTATCACATTACTATACAAAATGATGGTAGTAATGGTCAGATAGGGCCTGAAGCATTGAAAAAAGTTTATGAAATTAGTAAGCGAGGGGCTCAGGACTATATTATGAGCCAACGTCGTGATGGTGGAGCTATGTAGATGGAAACATTTAAATGGAAAGTCAAACCCGATATGAAAAAGGAGTTTGAGCCTCGGGTAAAATCAGTGAAATTTAGCGACGGCTATGAACAGCGTCGCCCTGATGGTATTAATAATAATCTAAAAAAGTACAATGTAACGCTTATCTATATAAATAGTGAAAGCTTACAAATTGAATCATTTTTAGAAAAACATGCTGGCGTTACTGCATTTTTATGGAAGCCGCCTCATCAATCAGAATTAATTAAGGTACTATGTCGAAAATGGTCATCTTCTGCTGGAATGATTAGAACTGAAATAACGGCTGAGTTTGAGCAAATCGTATTTTAATTAGTGCAAATCTCTTAGGGAGATTTTCGTTTACTTCATTTTAAGTTCAGCGCAAGCTAATATAAGGTAAATTAATCTAATATTAGGGTAGATAATGAAAGGTTTCGGAAGAATTTTATTGATTGTCGGCATTATAGCAGCGTTTGCTTCTTTCAATATGGATGTCAGTGTTCCCACTGGCTATGGTTCACGCGTAAATAACATTGGTTTAATGTCAGATAAGCAAAACTACATTTTAATTAGCTGTTTTATGATTTTTTGTGGATTAATGATGGTGGTGTTTAGTGGTCGAAAGCAACAGCCTCACGACACAATTAATTCTACAAGTGTATTATATGTAAGATGTCCATACTGTGCTGAAGATATACGCCCAGAAGCTATAAAATGTAAACATTGTGGTAGTGATTTATCGAGTAAAAAGAAGGATGAAAAAAACATTACCACAGTCACTCCTTCAGAGATTGTTATCAAATTAAAAGATAACTACATGATAGATGAGGATGGGGTTAAGAAATTCGTTTCATTTCTCTCTGAGAAATATAATAACAATAAAGAACTATTATGTTTATCTGAAAGTGATATTAATAAAATGATGGAAGCTATCCCAGAAGAAGTTCATGAATCATTTAAGAGAAAATTAAAACATTTTATTCATGAATTAAATAAGTAGTCTCAATCAGTCAATTATAACCCGCTTCGGCGGGTTTTTTATTGGAGCTAATATGCAACATATTCCTCCTGAAATGCGAATTAGTATTACCGAACTCTCCTCCACTGATGTCTTACTTGAACTTTACGAATTTGATTTAACCAAAATAGGTGGTATTCGGTACCGCTTTTTTGATGGACTCAATCAACGTAAAGAGCCGTTAATCTGGCAAGGAAACACCTATGAGCCTTACCCCGTGAAAGGTGAAGGCTTTTCTTTTAATGGCAAAGGCCCCTCAGGGCGACCCACTATTACATTGTCGAATTTATTTGGATTGATTACAGGGATTGCCAGTCAATTAGATAGTGCAATCGGTGGGCTGGTGGTACGACGCATTGTCAGCACTCAATTTTTAGATGCAGTAAATTTTCCTCAAGGCAATCCTAATGCCGACCCATCACAAGAAATTGTGACACGTTGGATCATTGAGCAGATGACCAGTTTAAATTCAGTAACAGCTACCTTTATGTTAGCCACACCGAGTGAGACTGACGGATTAATGCTGCCTGGGCGTGCTATTTTGTCTGATATCTGTAATTTTTGTTATCGCTCAGAAGAGTGTGGTTACAAAGGCCCCCCTGTTGCTGACGAATGGGGAAAGCCAACCACTGATCCACTAAAAGACAAATGTGGCAAACGTCTTAGTGACTGTAAGTTACGAAAAAACGAATCACGTATAGGCGCGTTTGTTTCCACTTCCCGTATTGGTAATAATTAATTCCCTCCTAAGGTGTTTCTTATGATAGAGCAAGCAATTTTGGCGCATGCGAAAGAGCAAGCGCCATCGGAGGCGTGTGGCTTATTGGTAAGTACCGCACAGGGTGAACAGTATTTACCTTGTGTTAATCAGCACACTGATCCGAAAAACTATTTCACGATTTCTTTTGATGATTTTATTCGAGCCGAACAGCAGGGCGAGATGATAGCCGTTGTACACAGTCACCCTGATGGTCAACCTTATCTCAGCACCTTAGATCGACAACTGCAGGTGAACAGTGCATTGCCGTGGTGGGTGGTTTGTAATGAAAAAATTCATTGTTATCAGCCAGTATCTCATCTATTAGGTCGCCATTTTATTCATGGCTCAACCGACTGTTATGGGTTGTTTCGTGATGCTTATCATTTGGCAGGACATGATCTGCCTGATTTTGAGCGACATGATAATTGGTGGCGCCAAGGTAAAGAACTGTACCTAGATAATATGATAAGCAGTGGTTTTCGGCAGGTAAAAAAAGAAGCGCAACCCGGCGATATTATTTTGTGTTGCTATGCCAGCTCTCGTGCCAACCACGCGGGGATTTATTTAGGCAATCAAACGATTTTACATCACATTCCAAACCAACTTAGCAAACGCGAGGAGTATAACGAACGATGGCAACGAATGACGCACTCAATTTGGCGTTACCGCGATTGGCAACCTTCCGACTTTACGGGGATTTGCAACGATTTGGACGTCGCTTTGATTTAAATGTGAATACTGCTTCTGAAGGTCTTCACGCGCTTTTTATTCAACTTCCAGCATTACGCTTAGCTATTCGTGATGGTTGGTATCAAGTGCGCATTGCGGGTACTGATATTTCCCCACAAGATATTAACCAAAGATTCAATGAAACCTTACCTGATAATGTAGTAGTTCATATTGTGCCGAAATTATCAGGGGCTAAAAATGTCGGTGTTTTTCAATTTATTGCAGGTGCTGCTTTATTTTCATTGGGATGGTGGGGGCCAGCGTGGATCTCCGCAACAGTAGCGATTTCTTTGATGGCGGGCGGTGCAGCTATGATGATTGGTGGTGTTGCTCAAATGCTGATCCCGTCTCCAAAACCTCCCAATCTATCTCGTGGTGATGAAGAAAAAGGCAATACTTATTTTAGCAATCTTGATAATGCCGTTGCACAAGGAATGCCGGTGCCCATTGCCTACGGCGAAATTATGTGTGGTTCACGCGTCATTTCACAATCTGTTGAAATTATGGATGACAGTGACGGTGAAAATATCGATGCCGGCAAACACGGTGGTTAAGAGGAGTTCGTATCATGGGTAAAGGTGGTGGTGGTCAAAGAACACCGTATGAGGCACCAAACGATTTAACATCACGTCAAAAAGCCTCATTAATTGATTTAATCAGTGAGGGGCCGATTGAAGGCCCTATTCATATTCAAGGCTCGATGGATGATTTAGGGTGCATTTATTTAGATGATACGCCGGTGATAGATGGATCTGGCAATAGCACGATTAATGGAATGTATGCACAATGGCGGGCGGGTACCTTAGAGCAACCGGCAATGAGTGGTTTTACCGCGTCTGCGAATGAAGTGCCAGTGGGGATTGAGGTTAAATATAATTCCCCTGTCACTCGCACTATCACCGCGCCCAATATTGACCGCTTACGCCTAACCTTTGGTACGCAAGCACTGGTTGAAACTAAAGATAATGGTGATCGAGTACCTACATCTGTTCAATTACAGATCCAAATCCAGCGCAATGGGGTATGGATAACAGAGAAAAACGTCACGATTAAGGGTAAACGCTCTAACTCTCCGTACTTGATGGCGGTTATTTTAGATGATTTGCCCCCAGTTCCGTTCAGTGTGCGCATGATCCGTATCACTCAAGACAGCACTTCTGACAAAATTCAAAATAATACCGTTTGGTCGAGTTATTCTGAGTTAGTGGATATTTCACAAACCTATCCGGGTTCTGCTGTTGCAGGATTAATGTTTGATAGTGAGCAGTTTGGCAATAAATTTCCGCGCCGTAATTATTTAATTAAAGGGCGTATTATTCAGGTGCCGAGTAATTATGATCCAGATAAACGAATTTATTCTGGGATTTGGGACGGTACCTTTAAACCGGCATTTACCAATAATCCAGCATGGGTATTATGGGATTTGTTAACTCATCCTCGTTATGGCATGGGGAAACGCCTCAATATTAGTGAGGTTGATAAATTCGCCTTATATGCGATAGGACGTTATTGTGACGAACAGGTTGATGATGGTTTTGGAGGAAAAGAGCCACGTATAACCTGTAATGCTTACATTACGGATATGCGTAAAGCCTATGATGTGATGGCAGATATGTGTGCCATGATGCGCATTATGCCAGTCTGGAACGGACGAACATTAACCTTTATTCAAGACAGACCGTCTGATGTAGTATGGCCTTATACTAATGCCAACGTAATTGATGGCAACTTCCAATACAGCTTTAGCGCATTAAAATCGCGTCACACTGCCGTCGAAGTTCGTTTTATTGATCCAAACAATGGTTGGAAAACCAGTGTTGAGCTAGTTGAAGATGATGCTAGCATAGCGCGCTTTGGACGCAATGTGATGCGCGTCGATGCATTTGGTTGTACTAGCAGAGGTCAGGCTCATCGTCATGGTCTTTGGTTGTTAACTACTGAGAAATTAGAAACTCAAACGGTTGAATTTAATATCGGTAGTGAGGGGCTACGTCATATGCCGGGTGATATTATCGAAATTGCTGATAATTATTACGCGGATAATCAAATTGGTGGACGTCTAACACATATTGATTATGCCTCTCAAACATTAACCTTAGATCGCAATATCGACACACCCAAAAGTGGTAAATCAAGCGTCACACTCCTCAATGCACAAGGTGATCCGCAATCTTATGAAGTGGTGAGCTATCCCGCATCTAATCAAATAAAGCTGGATACTTTGCCGTTAGGGTTACAAGAAGGCGGAATTTGGACATTAACACTTCCGTCTTTACGTCGGCGATTATTTCGTGCCATCAGCTTGGCTGATAACGGAGATGGCAGCTTTACGGTTATTGCAGTGCAACACACGCCCGAAAAAGAGGCTGTTGTTGATAAAGGGGCTAAATTTGAGCCAAAACCTGATACACCACTAGGTGGATTTATTCCACCGGTTGAAAATCTTTCTGTGGATATCGAATCAGATACAAGTGCATGGCAAGTAGAAGCCAGTTGGAATACACCTTATTCCAGTCGAGGGGTAGATTTTTTATTAAAACTAACCACTGGTGATCGCATTGTCGGCACCGCCTCAACCACGGATACGATATATCGTTTTGGTGGTTTGCCTCAGGGGAATTATGTTTTATCCGTCCTGCCTCAAAATGATCGGAAACAAAAAGGCGAGGTGGCCACAACTTCATTTGCGATTAATCCACCATTACCACCCAGTTATATTGAGGTTGAGTCGGGCTATTTTAGTTTAGGGATTATTCCGCGATCTGGTGGTCAAAATAGCTTACGAGCACAGTATGAGTTTTGGTTTTCAGAAAAACAGATCACGGATATTCGTGATGTGGAAAATCGTGCTGAGTATTTAGGTATTAGCTCTATGTGGGTTATACAAGGACGTAACCTAAAGGCAGGACATACCTATTATATTTATGTTCGCAGTATAAACGCTGTAGGGTATTCAGAATTTGTTGAAGGAATAGGGCAACCAGAAAGTCACACTAGCGAAATACTAGATAATTTAGATAAAGAATTACAGGAAACGCAAGCATGGCAGAAGCTTAATGAAAAAGTTGAATGGAATGAAAATACAATAAAAAGGGTAGGTTATAATGAATATAATTTATCTCGAAAGTTTGAAAAATACAGTAAACAGACAGAGAAAACGATTAATGAGATCCGAACTCAGATAGAAAATACGGAAGCTGATATTATTACTCAAAAGGAAGCAATTTCTTCTATCAAACAAGCTCAATCAAGTTATCAACAACAAGTCCAAGCTAAAATTAATCAGCAGTCAGGTATTCTCAATCAAAAGATGAATGCACAATTTACACAATCAGGAGGATATGCTCGACATTCAATAAATATTACTATCGTCCATAATGGAATTAGATATAATGCAGCTGGTTTTATTGTTAGTGCCGAAATCAAAAATAAAAAAATAAACTCTTATATTGGATTTAATGCCAATAACTTTGCATTTTATAATCCCAAAAATAACCGAATGGAACTGTTTATGTCTGCTAAAAACGGACAATTTTTTATTCGAGAAGCATTAATTGATAAAGCTATGATCAGAAAACTCGCGTTATCAGAGGCTATTATTTCCAATAATTATTCTCCCGAAAAGTCAGGTTTTATTCTTGATGTGAAAAATAACAAATTAGAAATATATGGTGGTAATGGGGGAACAACATTAACCAATCAAAATTTATATGTAAAAGACGAAACTGGGTATAACGTTGTTATTATTGGTGATATCACAAATGAGCGATAATTATGGCATGGTAATCAAGTCTAAAAAATATGAAATTAACTTATTAAATACATCCGATAGAGTCGGCCGAATTGTTGGTTGGCATGATATTACTCCTATACCACTTATGACTAAAAAAAACTTTAGTTATGACTATTCTGATCTAAATAAATATGGAGAAGTATTTGCTTGGTTTGGGACTTCCTTTATGAGAGGGTTAGCCGGAGATGTTACTTTAAATATTAATAACGGGGTAATTATTCTTGAACTCGATAATGTTTATAGAAATGGCTTAATCGATATATATGACGACATCATTAGGTTATATTATGGAGTATATTGATGGGTAAATATGGCATTATTATAAAAGGAAAGGATCGCCATGTTCAAATAGATAGTTTTAATACGGTTATGAACTGTATTAGAAAGCAGACTGTTGTAATGAAAGGCGGGATAGTATCTGGAAATCAAGGATATTATACTGAATTACCGAACACCCCACATTCATCTACAAAGTTATTTGCTGTATCACCTAACAATGTTTTTGTTAAAGTTATTGGGGGAGCCATAAAAGGAAGTGACAAAAATATCCAGATATCCCAACCTTATAATGACTCTTCCGGTAGTGTTGATGTGTTTGAATTTGGTGATTTTCCGAATAATATTTTTAAAGAAAAATATGGAGTCGTTATAAAAAATAGTAGTACAAAACAGACTGTTTATAACTCTAATTGGGGGGTGTTAAAAATAGTAGGATATTTTATTACATCATGGAAAGAAGATATTGATTATCAATTACCAAATATAAAAGATTTAGCTTTCGTTTTTGGTGGCGGAATGGGAGGAATATGGGAGGATGGATTTGAAGGGGCTTGGATGGATACTTTTATTAAAAAAGTGGGAAATACGTTACAAGTAAGATATAAAGAAGCTGTTCTTTGGAGCACAGGCAGTGCAAATCGTGATTTATCTAGATTTCCATCTACTTGCTTAATAATAGATGTGAGCGATATTAAGAAGGTATTATGAAAAAAATAATTTTATTATCTATTGCGGTATTTATTTCAGGCTGTGCTGATAGAAAACCTATAAATTATCAGACAGTGGAGTGTGTTGGTTTAATTAAAATTCAGCCTATTGAAAAATATCAGAGTTTTAAATTAAGTCGCTATAATAATGATAATAATATGTATTTCGGATACGGTAAAGCAGGTTTATGGCAAGGCGGTTGGGTTCACCCTGATATGTTTGACAAAATATATTGCAAAGATAATTCACCTATAAAAAAATAAATTTAGGAAATAAATCATGATATACACAACAGGCGCTGTTAGCACAGTGTCAGGGGTTGCTATTGTCTCTGGCACAGGTACCAAATGGATAGTTAATAATCCTGCTATTCGCTCAGGTACGATTATTTTAATTAAAAATGGTAATGCTAATTCTATTTACATGGTGGATAGAGTTAATAGCGATACAGAATTAGTCATTTCACAGCCGGCTACATTTACCGTAAAAAACACCAGTTATAGCATTAATCTCACTGAGCTGAACTCATACAGCGATGCTAATAATCGTATGACCGCTATTGCATCAGATACGACGTATTTTCTGCGAGCAATGGATCAATGAATGATGAATAACGGTGTGGTGACAGTAGAGCTATCTAATGGGCAAAAAGTAACGTTAGATAGTGTTAAGAAGATGTAGGGGGATATTGTTTGATAAAAGTGGGGTGGGCCTTTCAGGGATTTCGGAGTGCGATTATACGTAATACACAAATGACTTATTGTATATCTTGACAAAAAACACCTTAAAGGTGGACGCTATAGGTCTTCGTCGACAACATTACCGCATTTAGATAAGTGTGTTGTCTTTTATCATGCTACCAACTCTCAAGCGGAAGTGGGCTATTTAGTGCATAAAAAGCAATTATACAGTTCAGCCCAATCAAACATATATTTGTGTGTTTTCGTTTCAGGGATGGTTTGACCCCAAAGAGATGTAGGGGGTTATCACTGTACAGTGAAGATGGAACACTGGTCTTTAATACGGACGATCTGCCTTTTACTCGAGGATAATCAATGGAATTGTTATTACGGGAGGGGAGTGTAGATACTCTATATAGCTTGCCTTTAGTTTGTGCAACAAGTCAATTAGTGAATGCGTCTTATCAGGATGACCCTATTGATTGGGTCAAGCGCAAGATGGAGATTCGTTTTCGGGGAAAACAGTTTTTTGTGAGTGAACGGATACGTGATGCTCATCGGTAATATCTGTAGAGCAACTTATTCACTTTTATGTCCTCAATGGTTCACATGATTTTTAGTCAAAAAAAGCAATTCTTGTCTATGGTTATGTAACAAATCATAGAGTATTACTCTACACATCTACGTCTCATTATTAACATGTTGTTATTGAATGAGAAGTTGCGGTTCAGGCACTAAAATTGCACCAATGTGATGGCAATTAACGGTATTGCCGGGACCTAGTGCAAATTCAAGTACGGATGATGTAGTGCAATATATTGATATTAAGGACTATCAATAACAATGGAGAGGAAATGAGGTTTATTTAGCAGTGGATTGAAAGGCACTATTCCTCATTTCATAGTAGTAGCAAGATAGATATCAGTGACCTTTTTAGGAAGGTAATACTTGTATGTTGATATAAGGTAGCGTAAATAATAATGGTTAAAAATGAAAAAAAACAGTCATTATCTTTATAAGAATGACGTGTTTAGTATATATTGTAAGTGATTTCAAAGATAAATTATATTAGTTTGTTATTACAACTAATATATATGACTAAAATTCATAAATAGGTTATATTAATTCTTTTATGTATATCTACATTATTTTTACTATAGGTTTATAGAATATAAATTTCATGATGAAACTTAATATAATTCCTAGAAAGCAAAAAATTCCAAGTTCAGGAATAAATACTGCATATTTAGAAGTTGACCTTTGGAATGATTTTTCATTCGTAACCATGTTTTATTTATCGCTACATGATGAAAAAGGTGTTTTACATAATATAGGGAGTATAAAAATTGGCTTTAAGGGGCAAACAACAGATATATCAACCTATTCTTTATTAGGTAACGGATTTTATCAACTTCCAGAAGATTATTTTTCTGTTGGGCAGGATCTAGAATATTATCAAAATATTTCAATACTACCTGAAAATATAAGAAATAACTTACTTAATGCATTGAATGATATAGTTTATCTCCCTAAGCTAATTGAATTTGCTCAAGAGGAAGATGTTTTTCGGATATCATTGCTAAGAGACGTCAGTTTATCCGTTATAAAGGGACAGTTCTCTAGAGTATTGGAAGGGCTTCCCCCTTTAACTAATTTTGAGTTTAAATATATGAGGCCTGAAACAAAAAGAATGTCAGGTATCGAGTTGAAGTTTAAAGTAGAGGTAGAGTCTAGACCAAGCACTAATATTCATGCAATTATCGGGCGAAATGGGGTAGGGAAAACCACATTATTAAATGGAATGATTGAATCTATTACCAGCAAAGGTGAATCTGAAGCTAAGTTCTATGATATTGAAGGATGGAATAATAATCCAATAGATACTGATTATTTTAGTAGTTTAGTTTCGGTTTCATTTAGTGCTTTTGATCCTTTCGAACCACCGACAGAACAACCTAATCCTTCTATGGGAACATGCTATTTTTATATAGGATTAAAGAAAAAAGGAGATGTTCTTAAAGGACTTGTTGATATTCATGAAGATTTTCTCCAAGCCCTTAGTTTGTGTTTTAGTCAAGATTCAAAGCGAGAACGATGGCTAAAAGCGATAGATACACTTGAGTCTGATGAAAACTTTGCGAATATGAAATTGAAAGATTTAGCTCAATTTTCGGGTAACAATTTATCCAGTAATGCTGAAAAAACAATTAAAAGAATGAGTTCTGGTCATGCTGTAGTTTTACTTACTATTACTAGATTGGTTGCAACTGTAGAAGAAAAAACACTAGTTTTAATTGATGAACCTGAAAGTCATCTTCACCCACCTTTATTATCAGCTTTTATTCGAGCCCTATCGGAATTGCTTTATGATCGAAATGGAGTATCAATAATAGCTACACATTCCCCAGTGGTTTTACAAGAAATCCCTAAATCTAGTGTATGGAAAATCAATAGAATTGGGTTAATTACGAAGGCTAGCAGGCCTGATATTGAAACATTTGGTGAAAATGTTGGTGTATTAACTAGAGAAGTATTTGGTCTTGAAGTAGTTAAATCAGGTTTTCATGATTTATTAGTTAAATCAGTTAATAGTGGTCGTACATATAAGGAAATAGTTGGTGATTATAAGGAACAGCTTGGTTTAGAAGCAAGAGCCTTGTTAAAAACAATGGTAATACATCGTGATAGAGAAATTAATAAATGTTAAAACTAGAGCAACCTACCCACACATATGAACAAGTACTTGAGCATTGTTGTTTAGGTATTACTGGCAATAATGAATTATTACAAAAAGTTATTAGTGATAGAGGTTTACTGTGCGATGAGGCTTCAGACTATATTGCAGTAGCTCTAACTGAAGAGTTGTATACAATTTCATCAACCATTAATCAACAAGGCTTAGATGATCCAATAGTGATAGGTACGTTAAGAAAATCGGAGCTAATAAAGCTTTACAATACTTACTTTGTTAAATCAGGTAAACCCGGTCGCGAAATATATGATGTTCTAATTGCAGCAGCTAACGAAAAATGCCCATTTTGTGGAGGAATTGGCCGTCCTAGAAACTTAGATCATTATTTACCTAAAGCGCATTATCCTCAATTTTCTATATTACCTGTTAATTTAGTTCCTTCATGTAGAGATTGTAACATGGATGGGAAAGGAGAAAGCTTCGCTATTAGTAAATCAGAGCAAGTAATTCAGCCATACTTAGACAATGATCGTTATTTTAATGAACAATGGATTTTTGCTCGATATATAACAAATACAGATAATGAACCAGGAGTTATCGAGTATTTTGTTCATGCTCCAGAACATTGGAGTAATTCTCAGAAGCAACGAGTGATAAATCATTTTAATGATTTTAGTTTGGGCTTGAGGTTTTCAAAAGAAGCTAGTGTAAGACTAGTAACTTATTTGGCTCAAATTAAAAAATTACAAGAAATTAAATTAGACATTGAGTCTGCTAAAGAAATTATATTAAGACCTATTATTGATGTAGCTCCATTTGTTAATCATTGGGATAGAGTAATGTGTTTAACATTGCTTAATGAGTTATAAAATTGCATAAATTATTATATTTAGGATTTAAAGCTAAATAGAAATCATCTTATTAATAGAATATTTATGGTATAAAATACTTATAATTCAAATGTATATCGTAAAATAGAAGGTGCTATGAAAGATATAAATATAGAATTAGATTTTGGTGCAATTACAATTGATAATGCGACGTTTAAAGGTGAAGGCTATAGGTTCTATGAAGGTATGCTTGCTCAGATGAGGCAGTTTAAAGAAAGTCCTGTACAGGTTCTTCAAACTGATATCGTTCATAATGAAGCTATTAATCACATTGGGCAAGAAATATTAAAAACTCGCACTTTAATTGACCAGGCATTAAGATCAGCTGATAAACAATTAAAAATAGAATCTAATATTATTAATAATGCAAGAGAATTACTATATGTTGATGGAACTGAAGCTGAAATAGCCGAAAAAAGATTAGAAAAATATTATGAGTTTATTGGTGCTGAAAAAATTCTTTCTGAAGAATATGTTGAACTGCCTGAATTGATGAAAATGTATTTTTCTACTGAGGCCCCCTTTGAAACAGGAAAAGACAAAAAAAATGAATTTCCAGATGCCATTGCACTATTAGCACTTGAAGGATGGGCTACAAAAAATGAAATAAATATTGTGGCTGTTAGTCAAGATAAGGGATGGAAAAATTATTCTGAAAATTCAGATAGGATCACATTAGTATCATCTTTAGCTGAAGCGTTGGAGAAATTCCAACCTCACAATAAGGTTGCAAGTATTATTGCTCATATTCGGGAGGATTCTCTACTTGAAGATGATAATCATGTATTAGATAAAATTGAAAAGGCTATCGAGAATAGCATTGATAATCATGATATTTTAATTGAAGCAAGTTCATATATGCACTTTGAAACGGATGATACTTCTATAACATATCTTTCTCATGTGCTGGATAGTGATCCAGATGGATTAGTTCAAGTTAGTGTTATAAGTATTAATGATGAGACTATAGTTTTAAAAGTAGGGGCAACAGTTGAAGTTGATATTGAAGCCAGTTTTAATTTTTCAGTTAAAGATTCGATAGATCGTGATTATGTTTATATGGGAGGTAATGTTTGTACTATAACTGAATCCTACCATACTGATATATTGTTGACCCTTTCTGGTGATTTTTCTCAAGATTTTGATGATATTGAAGTTGAAGAAATTGAAGTATTAGAGACTATTAGGCATGCTGATTTTGGTGACGTAGAACCAGATTGGATAAATGAATAATTACAACTTGGACTTTTTTTACTCCGTATTTAAGGTAGCAAATTTAAACTGACCTAATGATAGATAAGCATTGTTTAACAGCCTATACAATGC